CTTCAAATTTTTGAATGCTTCCAGAAACAAGTGCTTCAATTAATGGTTGGAACTGAGGATTTTGTGCAATATCTTTAGGAATAACCGCTTCACCTGGAGTAAGCATTGAAGCAACTGTGTCTTTGTTTCCAGATCCTGGAACATATGGTGTACCCTTTGCAAACTTCTTTGGTACTGCACCTTTACGACCAGGCATCATCATTCCTGGATTTGCTCTAGCAAAGTTTGCTGCAGCCACTGTAGCGTCAATATAGGCTTGACGCAATAGTCTAACTGCTGAACTTTCTGCTGTAAAAGATTGAGTTAGTCTTGTGTGTGCTTGGTTTAAAGATGCTGCAACGGTGGCTGCTTCCATCTGCTCTGTATTTAAATAGTCTGTTTGTTGTGCAAGAATTTTTGAATTTCCGCCAAGTTTTAAGAAACCAACACGTAAGGCTAAAAACATTTTAATAATGTTGGCTGTTCCGTTAGCAAGAAGACCAAAAGTCATAAGCAGCGTTGGACCAATAATACCAACAAGAGTAGATGCTATAACAATAAACTTTTTAGTACCTTCTCCTAGATTGTTAAACTTGTCAAGCACGTTTCCAATAACTTTTACAATTGGAGTTACTGCCTCTAAGAATGTTTTACCTATTGGAGCAATCGCTAGTTTAAGTTCTTCTACCGCTGACTTAAACTGAACTCCAACTGAGTCTTCTACAGTTTTTAATTCTCGTTCAGATAAAATTGCAAGTTGTTCAATGGATGAGCCTGCAAGGTCTAAAACCCTGCTTGCTTGTGTTCCATCTTTAATTACGTTTTGAAATAAAGTTGATAAACGTGAAAATTGAAACTTACCAAATAATTGTTCAATTGCACGGGCACGATTTAATGGATCTAGTGTATCTAAGGCTTTTGAAAAATCAATAACTGTTTGTCTAATATTTCCTTGATTTCCTTCAACGATTCCTTTAATATTAATACCAAATTCAGCAAACATATCGCTAGCCTTTTTAGTTGGATTAATTAATGCTGCAAGACCAGATTTAAGTGCGTTAGCACCTTCTGAAGCATTGATTCCACCTTCTTTCATTGCTGTAAGGAAGAATGCTAGATCTTCTACATCTCCACCAAGTTGTTTAACTACTGGTCCTGCTTTAGGAATAGCAATTGTTAAATCTTCAATAGAAACAACTGTTTGGTTTTCTACTGCGTTAAGAAAATTAATCTTTTTTGCTAAATCTTCTGAAGCAATACCAAATGCATTAGTAAGTGATATTGTAGTTTCAAGTGCTTGGCTTTGCTCTACGCCACCAAGAACTGCAAGTCTATTGGCTTCTGCAACTTGGGCTGTAAGATCTGCCCCAGTTTTACCCATAGCGGCAGCCTGGGCTGCAAGTTCCATAGTTTTAACTGCAGCAACTCCATATTTAGTAAATTCTTCTGCTAACTGTTTAATATCATCAAGTGCTTTATTTGTTTGCTCTGTTGTTGTAAACATGTCGCCATAAACACGTTTAAACTTAACAGCCTGAACCTCAAGATCCATAAATGTTTTTGCTGCTGCTGTACCAAAATATGCAAGTGGAACAGTAAAACCAACCATTAACTGGCGACCTGCCCATTGGGTATTCTTACCAAAGTTTAAAAGGTTTGTAGAACCTTGACGTATTAACTGATTAAACAAGGCTTGCTTCTGCGATGACATTGCCATCTTAGTGTTGTAGTCACTCATATCCAATGTTCTTGGAGTAATTGCCATTGCTCTCATTGCGCCAGATGAATCACGACCCATCTTAATATATTGGGTCTGCATCTTCTTTACACGTTCTTCGGCTACCTTGCCAATTGTGTCAAATTCTTGTTTAAATAATTTACCAAAACTTTTGGTAGATCCGCCTGCATAACGGAAATACTCACGCATAGAAAGTTTATTGCCTTCAAGTGCGTGAGTAAACGACTCCGTTGAGGTTCTTACCAATCCCATCTGAGCAGAGAATTTGCCAGTGGCATTGATAGAGTTTAAAAGGTTAGTCTGTAGGTTTTTTTGTGCTGCAGATGATGCTGCACTATTTCTTGCTACAGATGAATGGAAGGTTGCTAATTGACGTTGGAGATTTTTAAGTTCTGCCAGTGCCGCCGACGTATCAATATGTACGCCAATATTAGCATTTACATCAGCCATTCATTTACACCTCTTTATTAATTAGTTATTTGCAAGTACTGTATTTAAAAGAGTATTTGCATCTGTTAACTTAACTCCAGAAGCGGCTTCAATAACTTTATAGACTGTTGGAAGATCTAAGATTTCTTCCAGTTTATTAATATCTGTAGACAAGTCTGGGTTGTACTGCTCCATTGCGATCTGTACACATTCAATAAGAAGAGTCATTGACTTCTCGTTATCTTCTGCCACCCCTGCTACCTGTTCGAACTTCTTCATAAAGGGACGAAGCAAAGAGATTTTAAGGGGTCTAACCTTAATCTTTGAACCATCCATAAGAGTTAGTTCTGTGCCCTCATGTACCGTTGTTGCCATGTATTTCCTCCTGTATAGGTTAACTCAATTATAGCATAAAACGCTTGTTAAGTTAAATTTTCATAGTCAAGACCTTGACCAATACCAAATCCTAGTTTAGCCGCTTTGGGTCCTTGTAGTGATAGAACATCGTTTGAATCACCTGTCTGACCTTTACTAAATACTCTTGCTTTCATGTCTTCCCACTCTTGCTGTCCCTTGCCTTTTCCAGACTCTTTATCTAAGTCCACACCTTGGATTGCAGCCATAAACTTTTTTTCAGCATAATCTAATTCTCTGCTAACCTCTAATGTTGCCATGAGTTCTGGCATAGATAGTGATGTTTCTAATTCTTGATAATCTTTCCAAATTCCCAGCAAAAATACTTCAGACTCTAATTTTGCTAAATCAAGATCATCCCAACTAGAGCCACTTTCTACTGCCTGATTCTTGACTGGCTCTTCAGATTTTTTGTTAATCTTAATTCCAGCAGAAACATCTAAAACCTTATAAACTGTAGGCATATCTATGCTGTCTTCTATATCTTCAACGCTGCCAGATATTGATGGATAATATTGCTTCATGCATATTCTTACACACTCTACTAGTTTTTCAATTGCTTCGTCATCATCTTTTGTACCCTTGACATTTTCAAAAGCATGCATAAACTCACGAAGATATCTAATCTTAAGAGGTGTTATTTCTAGTTCTGTTCCGTCAAATAAATGTATTATTTCACTTTTATATATTGTAGTTGCCATAGAAATTCTATTCTACCACAAAACAACAAAGCCCATATCCGAAGACATGGGCTCTGATGAATAGTTAAACTATTAAGACAATAGGTCTCCGAAAGTACGATCAACGATCTTACCGTATGAGCCTGAAGTATCTTCTGGTAGTAAACGGAATGAAACTTCAAACATTGAAGCCTCATCACGCTTTGCAGAAACTGTTACGTTTTCAATAGACAAAGCACGGTATGCTGTGTAGACACGCTCCACGAATGGAGAATCTACGCAATCACCTGTACCAGGTCCTACTGCAACAATTCCACGCTCTACTGGACACTCACCGATATCTCCTGCAGAAAGGTTCAAAACCTGTCCTGAGTTAGATGCCTTTGTGCCAGTTAGTTCTTCTGATTTGAATGCAAGTGACAAGAGAAGATTCTCTAGTGTTGCTTCTGCAAAAGCAGTTGCAAGGTTAACCTGCATGCCTTGCTTGTAAAGTTTTGCAACGTCAAGAATTTGGTCTACCTGGACTTCACCGAAGTCTGGTTGGAACTGCATTTCTAGACCGTTCATGGTGTAACCTACGTTTGTATATGCTGCATCATCTGAGAGTGTTTCTCTGAATGATACTTCTGTATCAAAGTTTTCCAGTGTTCCTGGAGTTAGGGTTGTGTCTGCAACAAAAAGTGCTGCTGCTCCAACGATAATGTTGGTAGACGTTCCACGACTGTATGCCATTTATTCACCTCTTCCTTAAGAATAGATATTAAGTTGTACGGCGTTTGTGTTTCCTCATGATAATTATAACAGTCTTTTTATGTGTATCTTTGTGATATTCCCAGGGTATCTGTGGTGTGATAGTCATACTCTATTACCAGTTTATTTAAAAATAAAGTTCTTGCTGAGGCTAACTCTGCTATATCCCGTGCCTCATCAGCCTGATATACCTTTAGATTATGAAACATAACATTTCTAGTAATTGCATTTCCATCTTCACCTAATACGTCATTTGTGGCTATCCAAGAGTTTAGATCTTGGGCTGCGGCATCTTCTCTGTCAAGACACTCGATTATCACCCTAGTTGAATCAAATAGTTTACTTAGATTTGGTGCATAAATAAAATATACCAATTGCTCACGCTTATTTCTATAAAAAGCGTTTGGTCTAAACCTAATAAGCCTATCAAACATTACTACTATTGCTTCAGGATTATTTTTAATGTATACGCTGTCATTATAAATATCTTCTATGTTGATTGGGCTATTGGCTGGAAAAAATGGTTGGAATGGATTGGGTCCATCAGGAATTAATCCAAACTCTTTAAGTTCGCTATTGATATAAGCGTTAAGAAATGTTGGGGGAAACCCAGTCTGAGTATTAATATCTAAAGCCATAGTTCTATTCTACACCAATCTTTGCATTAACAATCCACTTAAATCCAACATCCAAACCTTTTGATCTTCCAAGTCTTGATCCTGCTTTAATATTTTTCTTAAAAACTTCTGGTTTTTTTATATAGTCGTATATTCCAGAAGCACGTAAGAAAGACTGTTTAAAGTATCTAAGAATAAACTCATCCATGGTTTTTTCAAAAGATCCCTTAACCTCATCTCCTCCAGGACTTCTAATTGTTATTGGGTTCTTGGTAAAGATTGTTTGTCCACCTTCTTGAAATACCAAGACAGAAGATTTTTTTGGAGAAATTGTAACTGGAATGCCACGCTCCATGATATTTGCTTTATTGTAAAATGGTTGGTTTGAGTCTTCCTTCAAAGTTCTTGACTGTTTAAATGTTGAGTTAATGCTTAGCCCTAGATTGCTAACAGTATAATTTAAATCAAAAAGTCTTGCTGATGGACTTCCAGTCTGATACCACTCATATACATGGTGTAGGGCTCTTGGGTTACCTTTAGCAGATACATCAATGTACATTGCTAATGCTTGAACTGTTCCAGCGCCTAGGTTTTTTAAGAATGCAGATTTTCCACCTTGAATTCCATCTAAAAATCCTACAGAATATTGAACAATATTGTTCATCTGTGATTCAAACTTTTTTAAATTAGTGGTTACTCTCATTAGTCACCTACTGTTTGATTCTCTGTCCTGCGCCAGAGCATCTTAAAGTATTCAGTATTGCCAAATGGTCCAGTAAATGGTTCTACTGTTGCCATCTCGTAGATTGTTCCTCTGCCAGATCTTGGACCTGCTGTTTCTTTGTATATAGGCTCATCATAAGCATTACGAATATTGGTTACTAGAATATTTGTTATAGCGTTCTCAGCACTGTTAGAGGATACTCTTGGATCATTCTTGGTTCTTGCAATAAGTTTATTTTCATATTGTAAGAATGTTTCTGGCTTAATGTTTTCTGTACCCGCTCCACCAACGCTTGTAGCATTGCATATAATGGTTCTATCAAATACCCAGTCTTTTGTAGCCTGACCATATTGAGTTTGTTTAATAATTGGATAGTAAATATCAGCCTTCATTGGGTAGATGAAATCTGTTTCTTGACAGCATTCCACTATAATACCCCTGGACGGATAATCGTTTCTACATATTTATCTAATATTTTATCAACAAGCAGGTTACCAGTACCGTCTACAATGCGCTTATCATACTCAATTTTAAATTGATCTGTGCTGTAGTTCTTTATGTATCTCTTGTAATAGTCTAATTTTCCACACTTAATATCTTCAATTAGCATTTTAGTAGCATCTTGAATATCAATTGGAACTACTTTATGTCCCGTCTCTAATAAAAATATACAGTCTATTCCTTCTGGAAATCCTGCTGCTGGGACGATGGTTGCTACGTTACCACTATCTTCTGTATCAAAAATACTAATAGAGTCTGATGGTGCAACTGTAATATTTGGATAACGTCTTTCAGCACGATTTAAAGCATCTATTGTTTCTACAGGATCTTTTGTAATTGCTGATTTATCTTTTGTAATAATATAAGTATAGGATTTTAAGGCTGGTCCATTGACTGTATCGCTTAAGTCATATACTAACTCTGCATTTTCGTATGCTTTTAAAATCTTGTGTGTTTTTTTCCAAAGCGGGACATAATCTGTTCCCTGTCCAACAACTTCTAAATAAGTTCTGTTGTAATAAAAACCACCAGTAATTGAATCAATAATAAGTCTGGCTAACTTTTCATACCCTATGTAGGCTGCAATGTCTGTTGCTGTACCAGAAGTTGCTAACAATGTTGGGTTTACGTATGGTCTAGCAATTTCCATATTGTCTTCAACAACAATATCTCCACGCTCTCCATCAATATCTTCGTACACGCTTACTGAATAAGATTTATCATATTTAACAAATTCTCCTGTAAGAGAGTAGGTGATTATTGAGTTAACGCTTGATGTAACAAATTCTTCTATCTCTGTAAGGTCTGCAACATCTTCTATAACTAGGATGTAGTCTGCTTCAGCATCTGGAACCGTATAGGTAACTGATAATGGATATGGGGGTAGTCTTAAAATATTCATGTTTATTTACCGTAGTGTGAGGCTAATTCTTCAGGAGTTACAGTTCTAACTAACCTGTGGGTAAGCCACTTTTCCGATGCCTCCTTTGTAACAATATTATATCCTACAGCAATTGGCTTTAGATTATCCATATGTAGGTTCTTCTGAGAGTAGATGGCTACTGTTTCTTTTGGATCTTCCTTTTTAATTTCAGGTTCAACTAATGTTGGTGGAAAGAAACTTGCAATAGTTTCTAAAATTTCAAGTTTTGTATTGGCTCCAAATAAATCAATGCCATTTTTTTTACCATAGGATTTTAACTCCATTACAGTTTTTTTTGACAACTGCTCCATTGTTAGTTTCATATTTCTCCTATGCTCATTTGTAATTATACCAGAATAAGAATAAGGAGGGTAGTTTTTACGCTACCCTCCCTATAACTTATTGGTTAAAGATTAGGAATCAGCACTATCTGAGTCGACATAAGCGACTGCATCTAGTTCTTCCCATGCAAGACCAAAGCGTACGAATACTGTGTATTCGATTGTGTCCTTCTTTGCAACGTACTCACGATTTACTGTGATATCACGCTGGAAACCCCATACACGGTTCTGAGGGAATGTCAAGTCGACATAACCTGCAGGGTAGTAAGGAACTTCAAGAACATCTACACCTAGTACACGAGTTGTACGTGAGTTACCAAGTGTTTGTGCAGTTCCATCAAGAAATTCTTGACGGTTTGCTGCTGTGCTACCAATACGATCTGAGAACGCTGATGAGATAGCATCTGCAAGTGTACCGTTATTACGAACGATTCCTGCGAAAGCATCTGTACCTGCGTAGAACTTAAGGTTTGCCTTAAGTGCACGATACTTGCGTGGCATTGCTAGAAGCAAGCCCTGCATTACTGTTGTTGTGAAGTTGTTATCTGCAACTGTAGCAGCATATTCGTGAGCAGCATTTCCAACTGTTCCACGAGTTTGCTTGATAAAGCCAGGCATGATTGACAGGAACTCTCCTGTTGCACCATCACCGTTAATAGCAAGATCTTCAATATCGTTAGCAAATGCATTGGTCATTAAACGAACTAAATGATCCTCAAGTGCTCCACCTTCAATATTGTCTTCAAGTGCTTCTGTAGATACTTCCCAGTCCAGACGAATCTTTTTGGTTGTAAGTTCTACTTTTGAAAATGTTGCGCCTGCGTTTGTGTATGTTGGTGCACCCTGTGCTGCTGCACGGATAACACGCTCTCCAACGTTGACCTTTTCGATCTCCATTGTGTTAGCACGCATTGTGACTTTACGTCCATCTTTGGCGAGAACTGTTGCATCCCACACATAGTCGATGAATCGACGAGCCTGCTCTGGTGCTAGAATACCACCTGCTACACCCGTTGGGTTGACAGCATTGGCTCCTGTTGTTGAACCGAAGCCTGCAGTTGCAGTGTTGCCGAGTTGAGATCCTACAGATGTACCTGCAGAGTCTAAACCAGTTGCACCACCTTCACCACCAGAAACGAATGAGCCCTGAGAGTTAATCTCGTTGCCTGCACCCGCTGATCCTGGATAGTTTTTTTCTAGATTGTTATTTTGTTCCGACATATTGTTCACCTCCTAGTGATTTTTACCTTAATTGAATAGGTCGGTATTCGTGAGGAAACGACCGCCCCATAGGGATTTCTGAACCTTGGTAGGCTCAAACTGCACGATCTCGCCTAGATCGCCAGACTTGCGGAAAGCGGTATCTTGCTCTACGGCATCTACTCGCTTGCCAAACTCATTAAAAACTCCCTTAACATTATTTACATCATCAGACACGGACTTTACTTCACCTGATACTGCGTCAAGAGACTTGCTTAGTGCAACAATTTGATCATTAAGAGACTTAATAGTTGTTGCAAGATCGCCAAAGGCATTTGTAAGAGAATTTTTGATTTCAACAACTGCCTCAACAATTGCCTCATCAGACTTCGCTACAACAGTTTCTGTTGCAACAACTTCTCCCTCTTCTGATTTTTCAATAGAAGAATCTGCACTACCATCAATTGACTTTTCTGCATCTGCTGCATCTGCAACTGGTGCAATTGCGGCTGGTGCCTCATCAACGACTGCAGGAGTTTCTACAACTTCTGCTGGTTGTGCCTCTGGAGCGACCTGAACTTCTTCAACTGCAGCATCAACTGCTGTTTCTGTTGTTTCAGTCATAGGACTAACCTCCTTTGTAATCTTAATTGTACTAATGCCTTTAGCACTATCAACTAAGAACTTTATCATATCTGCTTTTTCATTATCATTCTTTTCAACAAAACCTATGTTTTTCATTTCTTTATCTGTAATTGGATGACTTACTGAATCTGCATCTGAGACTATTATCATACCTGATTCTTGATCATAAAAAATGTTTTCTGTATCTACCTTTGAAATTAAGCCACTAATAACATTGTGACCATCTTGTTTTTCAATTGATACAATATTTGCAAATTGATTTGCTGGTGAGTCAACAAGAGAAAGTTCAAAAAGATCATATTCTTTAATAACACGAATAGACTTATCCATCTCTTCATTAAATGCATCATCCCAGGTTTTGATGTTTCCACCAATGGAGAATCCTGTGTAGGTTCCGTCCATAACTTTTTCCCAAGCATCTTGAGCACCCTTTGAAACATATGCTGAAACATATACTCCACTATAAAACTTTTTTGATTGCGGATCAAAGTAACGATCTTCTTTAAATGATACAATTTTGCCAACCGCTGAAGGCTGGTGCATTTCACGTAGATTGCCACGGAAGTTCTTAAATGCATTTACACTAGACTCTGTGGTTACAATGTCGCCTTGTTTATCAATATTGTCAAGTGTTGCAAATCCTGACACCATGCGACGCTCAACATCAATTTTTCCAATAGGCATCGATAGGCGAACGTTGTCGCCATTAGTCACCCAATGAGCCTTATTTATTAACATATCGTTACCATTATACCAAACATTTTTAAGTTTATCTCAACTATTGAGATGCTCTACCTTCTCCTTGTGCATTACGTCCAGAGATAGTTGTTGTAGAGTCTGAATTGTTATTTGTTCTCTCAGAATCTCTTTGGCGATTCCCTGCCAAATTTGCTACAGCATCAGTTGCTTGACGTGGTGACATTACGAATGGCTCATCTCCATCTGCTCTTTGTGGTAAGTCTAACTTTTCACGAGCCTCATTTGGAGTCATAACTTGAGTTTTAACATATCTTTCAATAATTTGAGATTGAGCAATTTCATCTGTAAGGGTTAACTCATTAAACTTAAGTTCTAGAATGTCTGTTTTTTCTCTAATTATCTTATTAACAACTTTCTCTAAATGTTTCTGGGCTGGACGAGAAACCTGCTCTTTAAATGTACGATCTTGTGATAAGGCTGCTGCAATTCCAGAATCAGAGCCACCCAGTTTAGATATTGGAACTTGATGAGCAATCAGAATATCATCACGATTTTGCTTACGATACTCTTTAAATGATCCCTCTTGAATACCATTCTCAACTGCTTCCATTTTAAACTCAACCTTGTTCTGGTCTGTGTCTCCAGGAAGCGGGATATAAAGTGTTCTATGGGATTGAGACTTAAGTCCAGTTTGAAGGAATCTAAACATCTTGTCTTCTCCATCAGAAGAAAGTTTGGCACCTTTAAGAGTTACTACGTATCTAGGAACAGCCTTGTTCTCAAAATAATCAATGTTGTATTGTGATGCTAATTGATCTCCAATAAGAGAAGGCAATGCAGCAATAATATCTGGAACCCCATAATAAGTATTTAGGGGTGAGTATTCTTTATAATGAATAATTTCATTTGGACGTGCATCAGCAGTCATAGGGTTTACATTTTTAGCACCAAAGTTACGGAAGTAAACTACAGAGTTTCCAATAATCTGAACATAGCCATCACGAAGTCTGCGTACACGAATAGTAGTTGCTGGAATGTGTCCAACATATCCGATATCTCCAGTTACTGTTCTACCAATTTCAAGAAAACCATTGCCAATTGCTTGTACGTCTGTGTAAAACTTTTCCATGGTTTTTGTAAAAGAATCATCATCGTTAAGATTTTCAAGCCAATCTTTTAATTCAAACCTCATTCTTTCAATTCTATTGCGAGCACGCTCTACAGCAGATTGATCTGTATTCATCTCAAACCTTAGCATTGTTCTATCCGCAATATCAAAGCGGTATCCAAGACCTACAACGTTTTCTACCTTAGCGTCAATTGCAGCATGATTGGCAAAGGATGTGTCGTAGAAGTTTGCTAGTTCATACATATTATATGGTGGAGTAATTACATCAAATAGACCGTAGCCATTTCTGTATACCGTTCCAGGATTGATAGCCTTTGAACCTGCATCAACTCCTGATGGGGTTGCATTTGCTGAGTCTAGGTATGCATCTGTTGGAACTATAACTGCTTTTGCAACATTACGAGAAGTTTTTCTACGAAAGTTTTGATTTAGTCCATTGTAATCTTTTAAGTTTTCCCAGGATTTATTGAAAATATCTTGTGCTTTAAATGGGTTGTCTTCTTGTTCTTGGGTGTTTAAACCAACTCTTAAATAATCATCAGTCATCGCTTGCTCCATACTTATCATATGTTTGTCGTGCTGCTACCCAAGCACCATGATCATTCATTGATGGGATTAGTCCTTCTGAAAGTCTTTGCTTTTGTTCAGAGTATTCTTCTTCACTAACTCTATGCAGACCTGGAACAAAAACAGCCTCTCCCAAACCATCGTCACCATGACTTATTGCAGACTTCTTAAGTTCTGAAATTTTACTTATATCTCCACGCTCAGCGGGAATGTTTAAGACAGATCCTTGTCCGTCAGTAAACCAACTACCATTTGTTTTTTTGTATACATACAATCCCCACTCATAATGCTTCTCAATGACCTTGCGACGTACATTTTTGACATAGGGCTTACCAGTTTTTGGGTTAATAAGTGATTCCATAACCACAAGTATAGCATACTAGACTGGAATCTGTACCGTGCTCTGCCAATTTGTATTTGAATAGATCTTGAGTTTTTCTGCATCAAATATCATGCCTTCATCATCATCAATAATAATCTTATTAGTTCCAGTGTAAGTCTTATATACGCTTTCTGGGCTTACCCCATAAAGATCTGATGCTGAAATAACAAGAACGCCTTGCCATGTAAAGTTATTTAACCAGAATTCCCAGTCAAAGTTAGTAAAACCATCTGACTCAACCCTTAGCCAAGGTCTGGTAAGAGTACTCTGAACCTGCTGAAGGTTATTTGCTTGATAGTAGGCTATGTTATTAAATACCATTGGACCAGTTAAATTAATACCGCCAAGATATCCATCAAAGTTTAAGGCTGTAGAGAATGCAATTCCAAGCACTCCCCACTCTTTTTTTGTAATGACTGGTTCACGAACAAGGACTCCATTCCAGAAGTAAGCAAGACCATTGAACTCTAATCCAGTGTTTTGACTGCGTGCAAAGATCTTAGCACGATTACCTTGAGAACTGTTAGCAACCATATAGAACTTAATAGTGTCGCCTTTATATTCAATTTCAAAAAGTTCTGTTGGAGTTCCTGGGAAAAAATCATCATCATATCTCATCCAAACCTGGGCTGCGCTAACGCGATAATTAACAGCAGATGTTTGGTTAATTGGAATGGCAATTCCACGGCTTACCTGTGGATCAAATTGACCACGAACCTCTATACCAGTCTTTCTATTTAGATATAGGTATGGGGTACTTCCTTTATAAATGCTGAATGGGTTCTTAGATTTATAATCATAATATAATCCTGCCCTCTTATATGGGAACATATTAAGACTAAATCTAGTTCCAATTGGATTAAATGAGTTGTCATTTAATGCTTGAGAAGCAAACTCTAGTCTACGCAAAGCAATTGGTTTTGTCAAGATATTTCTAATGTTAAACTCAAGGTGGTACACAATTGCAAGTTTGTTAAAGTCAATAGTCTTTGTTGGATAAATAAGAGTATTATCTACAACCTCAAACCTTGTTGTTGCCCATAGGGGGTGGTCATCAATGTCAATAATTCTTGTAGACTTTGCTGCCTCTAATCTATCAAAACTTGTTTGTGGAGCATTGGCACCTTCAGACACATATTGAAAGGTTATGTAACTTCTAACAGATGCACTCTCTGTATCATATTGATAAAACTTTACAGATTTTTGTTTAACATCTTCATAGTTTGACCATCCAGTAAATAAAAAGTTATCAAACTGATAATATGTTTTTTGCTCTGGGTGCTCAAATTGAGATTTTAAATCTGCATAGGTCCAAGACTCTGCAACCTCTTCTAATTGAGATGAAGATGAAGGTCCTGGATATCCAATATTAAATTGCAAGAAATCAAGATCATAGAACTGATTTCCAACATCATTGGTAACAAACTTTGCAAAGTATGAAAGAGGCAGGTAATCTTGCCAGTATCCAGATACTCCAATATCAAGAAAGAACTTTCCGTATGACTCTGTTGGTAGCAAGGTATAACTTGCTGTGTGATCTATAAGTTCTTGATCTGATTCAAATAAACAGAATCCGTCTTCATTAAAATAATTTTCTAACTCTGATGCATTAAAACTTGTTGATAGACCTACAGTATAGATGTTTCCAGTAAAGGTGTATAAGCCTGAATCATCCCCACCAACATACATCTTTAAGCCATTTCTTTCACCAAAGAATGAGGCAATGTTTCCACCAAAAGAGTTAATTATGGTTTGTAGGTTTACTCCAACGGAAATTGGCTGTCCTACTGGAAAATCTTGAAGAGAGTAAAACTCTTCTTGAATTCCGTTATATGTTAGGTAGTAGTCAATATCTGGACCGTTTTTTATTACGGTAAAAGAGTTGCCATTTAAACTATTATAGATTTTAAACAAAATTTGATCTGAGGCATCATCTTCATTAATTTGAAAAACACCATATATAGAGTGAATTTCATCTGCTAAAATATTAAACCTTGTAAAATTAATATAAGGGTTTACTGAGTTCCAAGTATTGTTTGGTCTAAAGGTAATAAACTTGTTTGGTATTTCCAATCCAGACGGAACATCTTGAATCTCTTGGTTATCGCTATAGAACTCATTAATAGTTTTTGAGTCTAGGAATATCTCTGGAAGAGAATATTCTGGTGTTGTTAATGCTGTATTTGTTGTTACTAGATTATCAAATGTACCCTGCTGCCAAGAGGCAAAATCGGGGTAGTTATAATTTGAAGTATAATCTGCAAAAGGATAATCAATAAAAGCAGACGTTCCTCCATATGCTGAGTTAATCCCTTCTGGAGAAAGAACACCTTGACCATATACCCATCTACGCTTTGCAATAGTTACTGGCACTTGATATGGATAAATGGCAACACAGTCAATTTCTATTGGCGTTACATCTTCGTATGAATAAAATCCAAGCCAGTCTTGTGATTTTCCTAAGTCTAGTGGTGTTGGCAAATTTAAGGTTTCTGTATCAACAGCAAAAGAAATAATCTCTTCACCATTTAATAAAACGCTTGCTGAGTTTCTAATAACACGAATATGAATTAACATTGGTCTAAACCACTCGCCAACAAAGTGCGAAGCAAACTCTGTCCCAAGAACAAAAGTTAAAAAGCCACCTTCAACATAGAGTCCGTCTGTTCCAGATATAGGACCAAATATTCTTTTTGGTGTTGGTGAATCACAAGAGATTCTTGCCCAAAACTCTACTGTATATTCTTTGTATCTGCCAAGTTCATTTAAAAACCCTTTTCCTGGCAAGATTAACGATGGATCTCCTCCAGAGTTAGTTGATAGAACTGTTACTCCAGATGCTCCAAATACCATAGGTACGCTAGAATTTTTTGCTACTAAGGCATTATTATCAATAAGATAATATCCTTCTTCAACTGATATTCCATATGGTAGTGCTGGCAAGACTTGACTAGATGTTGTTAATGCTATTGTTTCTGGAAATGGTTCAGGTTCAATACCAAGTGACTTAGAATTATATTCTTCTGACCATTGACCAACTGTTATTCCGTTTATATAAAATTGATAATCTGCTGTATTTGCTCCGCCAGAATTAGTGTTTATCTTAAAGACAGCCCTTAACTCTGTGTTTTCATCTGGGATTTCAAATGTTTCAGAAACAAATCCCCAGTTATTAAATAAAGTAGTTTCAAATGTTTTAAGTTTTTGCACAACAAAAGATGTTGTTGTATCTGTATATTCATATCCTATTGATACAGAAGACAAGTAAGCACTATTTGAATAGAAGTATCCACCTACAGAAAAGGTTCCAAGGTTTGAGTTCAAAACTGTAAAGTTAACAAGATTGGGGCTAATACAGGAAATCTCATTTGTTGCTCCACCTGGAATGGTGCCTAATACTGATGTTGTTGTACTATATGGAAATGGTTCATTTTCAATTACTGCCTCTGTCGCTGTACCGCCAGTAACTGACCATTCGTTTTCAATATTACGATTGGCTTCAGATATAAGGCTTACATAGTTAGCGGTATCGTCTAGCGCCCAAAGAACAAGTGGATGTTCTGAGTATATCTTTTCTGCATATAAGTTTGACGGGTTAGACATGATTCTCCTATACCCTTATTATAGCAGGATCAAGATTAATATAGTTTAATTTCGCATGCGTCTGTAGAGCAGTACTTTTCAGACTCAGCGTCTAAATTATCCTTGCCGTCATAGATAGCAGACCAATCAATCTTGCCAATTGTTCCTACATAAGAGTTATATTCTTCTCTTGTAATCTCTGTATATGGCTGTTGTGGATAAGTCTTATTACCCATTGGCAAAAATGAAACTGCCTTTAGTTGACCCTCGTACATGTGAAGTGCTGGGGCAATAAACTTTGTCTCAGTCTCTTTATCAAATGATAAAGTTACAGAAACACCATTATCTGACCAGTACTTCTGAGCAGTTGCTGCAAGACCAATCTTCTCAAACATGCTAACATCTTTTTCAGCACGAGGATGACCTGATGCTACTGGGAAATAGACTACTTGAGTATTTGCTGATACAAGGTCTTTCTCAATCTTATACCCTGCCGCTTTAAACAAATGAAGCATTGGATCAGTATTTCCAAAACGAATAGCACGAAGATAGAATGCTCCTCCAGGACCCCAGTGAACTCCAGGTGTAGCACCAGAAAGAAGTGATACAGATCCTGATGGCTTAACTGTTGTTACGCGAATTGATTCACGAACACATAGCCATTCTGAATACTGCTTGTCATAACTACGAATCTTTTTGTATCCTTCATCCATCCACTCACGAGTTACTGGTAAACCATTTTGATCAGCAAATGATGCAATGCCTGTAAGTGATGTTCCGATACGGCGATTACGTTGCATAATGCCGTTTGTCTGTTGCCAGTGTGTGGGAAGAAGTGTTACAGTCTTTCCATAAAGATAAGCAAACTTCAATGTCTTGAGGAAGTCTTCCTTGGAATCATGACGATTTAAGTGCACTTCTACAAGTGTACAAAGTTCATAACTTTCCAATGGCTGCTCCGCACAAGGATTGAAGCCCATCACACGATAGTCTTTGCCATCTGCAGGATCTGCTAGACGACCATAATTACGAGCAACATCAAGCCAAATAAAACCTGGCTCTCCATTATCTGCAATTAAATCTACATAGTCCTCATATTTAGTTCCAACGGTTGCTGCAATAGAGTTATTACTCATCCATGCCCACCCTGGATTTTCTGAATCAAACGAGTTTCTTTCTGGGAATACTTCTGCATTTTTTAGATTAATAAAATCTTTATCTTCTGGTGTGCCAAGTGCAAGGGTAGCAGAACGACGAACGTTACCAGAAACAACACATGTACCAATAAGATTTATAATATCTGTAATAGCACGAGAGTCTAATGTTTCTCCTGCTCTGCCGCCAATTACTTTACGAAGTCTTTTATGTAATTCAATTAATGGCTTAGGTCCTGAAGCAACTCCACCAAACCCCTTAATAGGTGCTCCTAGTGGACGAATCTCAGAATAATCAAACTCTTGAATACTTTGATTTTGACGAAGGAATGAATTCAAAATCATCCGAACTGACTCAACCCATCCTTCACGGGTATCAGGAATAACGTAGGTATTTACAGGCTCTGTAGGGCTATAGATAGGCATGTCTTTATCTTGACCAATAGTGTCGAAGCCTACTCCAATACCCAGCATAAGGGCATCCATAACCCATGCAAATAGGGTTCCTGGGTCATTGCGATCAAGGTCACGAGTAGATACCATAGCGCAGTTTTGAAGAGCAGCAGAGTTGCGCTTCTCCATAGTCATAGATGTTCCAAATGTCCACATTCCACGACCTGGAGGTGTCCACTTTAATTCAAACATTCTTTGGAAGGCTTCTTGTGCAGACTTTTGAGCCTTGTTATCATTCCAAGGTAGTCTATTTTCTTTAGCATGGTTTTTTTGAACTGAGTACATACCCTCGATTACACGCTTACAAACCTCATACCATCTTTCTTTTGTTCCATCCTCTTTAACACGAGAATAGGTGCGGATAAATGTGATCTCACCTAAAGAGTTAGATCCAGCATCTGAAAAGCCAAAAGGTGCTGGAGCCTCTTTATATTTTGCAATAAAATCATCTAGTAAACGAAAAGAAAAGACATCTGACATTGGATTTGTAAACCTCTCAATAAAATTAACAATAGGACTTTACATCTCGTAAAGTACTCTAAGTATATCACACTGTTATAATATTTTTTACGCTTGCTTTAAAACATTAAGCATAAAGTAAAGGTTAAGCACTTTATGTTTTGT